ATGATTGAGTAAACCCAAATGTTATATTAGGACTAGTATAATCTGGAAGATCAAACTCATGCTCATCAAACGCATGTGATTCAAACCCATAAGCAGCAAGCTCCGGCCAGCAAATATTATCTACACCTATTGCATGTGTAGTTATTATTAATATTGTTCCAACAGGTAATGTTAATAACCCCGTGATTATATTAACATTATTAACATTATTAACAGCTTGTGGGCTTGTTATAGTATATCCTGATGTTTGTAGGATTCCATTAACATATACATATAATTTTTCAACTCCATATTGAAATGTATATGGAAGTGTAATAATTGTGTTTGGCGTAACTTCTTCGGTGATAATTGTTTTATACCATCTATCACAACCAGTTAGTGTACAATCAAAATTATAAGCATTAGAGTGATTTATAGCATATCCGTAATCAGGAATGCTATATGAATTAAATCCATACGTATCTGTATCATATCCAAACAGGCAAGGTTCACGTGAATAATCTAGATTGAGTGTTACAGTGCTGTGTATCATATCAAGTACACTAACATTAATGCGTTCTTCATATGCATATGTAACCACAACGTCAATTAACTTAGTATGATATGGTTTAATATCTTTTACATATTGTACTAACGCCTCAACAGGGTTACGATATACAGACATTTATTGATCTCCAGGGTTGTTAGTTATTAAATTATTATACATCTATTACTGATGATGCAGTTTCAAAAGTAAGTGTACAATCTAACGCCACCATAGAAGTTTTAAACAATCCCGTGAGTTCATGATTATACGTAAGTGCATCGTTTAATATATTAAAAAATATTTTATTAATAACAGAACTTGGAAAACTCTGATAGATGTATGTCATACTGATATCTATATTTAGTGCTGTATTAAAGTTATAATTCTCAAGGAAGTTTTCTTTATTTATTGTTTGTAAATCAGAATTAGAATCCTCAAGTTGATTAATCAATGAATCAAATATTATATTCTTTGGTCCAATTGCTTGATCGGTACCAAACCCATATTTTGTAGTTGTGTTATTTGTTTTATCAAATAATACTCTACTTAATGATGGTATTAAATAATTAACATCTTGTAACTTATTTCCTAATATAGTTTCGGTAATTTTATCCCACATAAACCGAGGAATTATAGAAATATCATTTTCTCTAAATACTTTCCATTCATTATGTTTATTTTTCAACATAGCATTTGAATTATCAAGTTGATCCCTAAGTGTACAATCTCTTGTAAATTGTAGCTTATATCTATTACCTTCATTAATATCATACGATATATTATTAACGATACATTGATCATATCGATTTGGCAGTGTACTATTATCATATAATAAATGTTGATAAAAAACATAAGGAATTTGTGGAATGTTGAACATGTGTTTAACATCTAAAACAGATAAATTATGTTTGTTTCTATTTGTTCTATTTTTAACCCAAAAATAATAGGTAAATACTCGACTATTTCCACTCTCATCAAGTTTAAATGTAGATGTATACGGAAGTACTTCATTATAACGCAATAAAGCGGTATCATCTTCGGCCAATTGTGCTATTTCTGCAGATAATGGTACTTTTGCGTACTTAACAACTCGTAATATTGAACTTGAAGTTACTCCAGTTGATGTAATATGGGTAATCACATTATTAGAATCTTGTACAATAATAAAGTTTGTAGTTATCTGTTCATTTATAAAAACACTAAATTTATCTGATATTGTGTTAATATTCTGACTAGTAACATCAATAGTAATTGCATTATTAATAATTTCATAATCATAACCCTTAAAAATTAAATGTGTATCAATAACTGGCAACCACTCATTCCATACATCATCTGTAGTTAATCTTGTAGTATAAAATAATTGTGAATACACTTCACCTGTGTGTTTATCTTTTTCAGATATTATAGTGTTATTAACATCAGCTAATACAAGTTGATCCCACATTAATGGTATAACTGGAGATTCAACCCACTCATACACTTCAATGCTACTCCACTCAGGTACGTCACCCCAAGCAAACAATCTATCATTAATAGTGGGATATAATCTAAAGTCTGTATATGGTACATAACCTAACATAGATATGTTCATCCATACTTTACCAACTTCAGTAGAATTCCATGCACTATATGATATATCATTTGGTGTGGTTGCAATAATAGACTTATATTGTGCAGGATCTGATGTTGTGAAGTAATCTACCATAAGGTTAACATTTGTAGGGTAGTGACCTCGTATTGGATCCCAAATAGGTAATTCTTTAGTGACAACATTACTTTTAGCGTCTATTAATTTACAATCACTTATTTTTGATTTAGCTGGATTTAATAAAAATATTGTTAATACTGGTACTGTGTTTTCGTTTGTTATATCTATTAACATTTCGATTAATGTTGTACTTAATTGTTTATATTGACCATTTTGAGTATCAGTATGTTCTTTTAATATCGCTCGTTGTTTAATAACAGTAACAGAAGTATGAGGAATAGAGTTTAATAATATAGTACTGCTATTAACTTCTTGGTAATTGTTATATACATTACCATCAACATATAGTATCAAATTATTTACCCCAAGTATATACACATAGGGTAGAGTTATAATAGTATTAATAGTAAATGATGTTATAATATTATTAATCTTGACTGTAATTACCCCATAGTCGAGCACGTAAGGTGTTGATAACACTATACTTGTTGATAATGTATTATTTGTAATAGTTGATAGTATGTTATTTGTATATACAGTTATAGTATCTGCACTTGTATACTTAGTTGGTATAGTTATCGTAGGGCCAGATACAGTAAAGGTAACACTGATTGTTATATTAGCAGCGTTGGTAACATATACTTCTAGATTTGTATATGTTTGTTGTAGTACAATTATTGTATTTGTTTCATTAAACGCAGAGTCTATAATTGTACACGGTGATTTAATCGACACCACAACATCATCAGTTATTTCAGGGGTAGGTATTATAATTGTTGATGTTGCATTTGCTATATCTGCAACTTGTGTAGTGTTATTATCAACAAATATTTGAACGCCATCACACACATCAACTTCAACATATTGATGTGAGTCGTTTATAGCATTAAATGCAGATGTTTTAATTCTCGTATTTAATGGATTTATTATATCTAAATGATTAAATGTTAGTGCACTTGATATTTCAGCATCAAAGTATAGTGCATTATGTATTAAATAATCAGCATCTGGTAAATTATCCCACCTATCAACATCCGTATTTGTGATTTTGGTGAAGTATAATTCAGGTGTAGTTACATCATACGTATTCATAAATTGATATCTTGCAGCACCTCTAACCATATCTGATAAAAATACATTAATAGCAGGTTTGATTTTAGTTCTACTATCTCCAAATTCAGACACTTTATATGCCCAATATTCGTCGATATTTGCATCTGTTAACAATCTTGAATTAGTAAGAGCAGAAATAGCTGTATTTGCACCTTTGTGTTGAATCATACCTCTCCAAAATATAAATTTGGATTTTTTATTAATTCCTAATAAATCTAAATATGCTGGTTCTTTATATCCCAACAATTGTCTTGCGTATTCAATATGATCTGCAGTTTCATCAGACTTATACACATCATAATAATTTTGTAGATTAGTAGTAGCTGATTCTATATTTTCAATCATAGTACCATCGATTAAAAAGTAACCACCCAGGTTTGGTCTTCCTGTTATTTCATAATGCTTATTAAATAATGTATGTATTTTACTTACATTTAATCCAATATATGGATCATATATTAAATTGCCATCTATCGTATAATTATTAAATGTGATAATATGTTCATATAGGTCACTAAACAAATGCATTCCACCCAGGTGTAGTTCTTTTTCTTCAAATGGTATATCAGCTGGTTTTGGATACGTTATATACGTTGTAGTGTCTTCTCTAAAAATCTTTAAATTATCAATAGACAGTATAGGATCTCCATATTGATCATAAACAATAGGTTGAGCGGTAATATCTGCATACGGGCCTGATATAATATTTGATATTATGCCTTGTTTTGGGGAAATCCATACATCATATCTAAATGGGTTTAATTCATGTACATCATATACAGATATAAGTTGTTGAGTGTGTATATCAAATTTTGTATTAAACCCTCTCCACACTTTATCTATAAACTTTTCAAGTTCTGTTTGCCAGCTCACCAATAACCCAGACTCAATATCAACACTCGTTCTTGAATAATCATTAAACACAAATCCTTGACTTTGTAAGTACGCAGAGTATCCATCTATAAAATTAATAATGCTTTGTATACCAGTAATTATAGTTGGTGTTATTACTGGAATTATTCTCGTTGGGTTAATTGTGTAATGCATCCATGTATTAGTACAATTAACTTTGTCGAGTGCATCAAATGTGGTATATTGCTCATACACTTGTACACCTGTAGATAATAATAATCTAATAGTTAATGATGGATGAGCTGGATCAAAATTTAAACCATTGATAATTTGGACCCATCCATTTGCATAGATAACATAATCAGTATGTTCTATTAATAGTGTATTATTATAATACATGCGCAAGTTAATGGCGTCGGTATTAGTAGGTAGTCTAAATACATGACTTGATGAGCTATATATTTGCCACGATTTTGTTAATTTATGATACTGCTTAAATACAGGATTACCGATACCGTCATTATATGACCATATATCAAGATCCATAGGGGCTACCGGGGGTACAGTGTCATTTAGTGTGATTGTATGATTAATAGTATCATACACGGTTATATCATTATTTCGTGCAATCCCATCAACATACGCCGACGCCAATTTAAACGTAGTTGGTGTTTCAGATATTAAGTAATATGGTGCACTATTCTTAATTCCTTTTATATTAGACGTTAAAGCTATTTGAGTACCATCAGTCCAAGGTGATGATTTATTAATAGTAATCACGTTAGTAATATCATTTACATTTACAATAGAATAATTATTAACATCATATACATTGATGTTAGTATTTGGATTAACTGGTACATCTAATCTAAACTGCCAATCATCACCGTTCCCGATAGGTATTAGTACACCTGTGGTAGTGCGTTGTGATATGCCTGCTTGATATAGCGATACCATAATTGAATTTAACCAATTATCATACACACCAGGCGATTTCTTAAGATGTGTTGTATAATCTTGATTACTTATTTGGTAATAATCAGTACCTAATATTAAAGACTTTGCATTAACAATAGAATTCGTTTGATATGTAAGTTTAACATCCCAATCTCTCCACATTGTCGTAAAATCAGATATGTATATGTCGTACCCTTTAGATCGTATTGCATTAACATACCATTGATTTATACCATTAATAGATTGTGTTGTATTACCAATTACCATCCCATGAAATGAAGTATCTTTATGAGATATTACTTTTTTAGTTTGTTTTTCAATTTGTAATTTATTAATTTCATAAAACTCTAATCCAAAAGCTTGTTGTATGAATTTTACTGGTTGTATAATAAACGCAGCAGACAATATACTATATCTAAAGCTAGACGAATCTCTCCACAGTCTTTCAGCTGGACCTTGTTGTCCAAATTCATAACTTGCTGATATTGCAGCTTGTATACCAGGGGTTAATGTTGTATATGATACAATCGTATATGGTTGTAAATTAACATTAGATACATAAGGTGGTAGCAAGTCATCCGGTGCGTACGTATCAATAGTAGTACCAGAAATATTAACACTAATATGATCATTATATGTTGGTATAATTGTTGTTAATTGTGGGTTAACGTTTATTATATTGCCTGATTGTATATTATCCCACATAATAGCCTTCCACCTACCACCATTTGATGTATCTGCGTATAATGTATCCCAGTTTATAGGCTTCTCAAGATACCCTTGCATTTTCCATGGTTCAAGATGCGGATATGATGTATTATATAATTCTTTATATATGGTATACCATCTTGATCCCCAACCTGTACCTACATTTGGTCTATTAATGGTTACATCTGCAATTTCTGGCAGTGTTGTGTAATTCCAAGTCCACGAATCAGCTATATTATAATCTGTATAGAAAATGTTAATGTTATGCACTTTTGTATAATTAATGTATTCTTTGTATAATAAATTAACATATGTGCTTGCAGTAGTTATATTATATAAATTATCATAGTCAATTTTTAATATATCAACATTTTCACACTTATTATACAATTTAGTTTCGATAGCCAATATAGTTTTAGATATAACTTGATTTATATCAACCAACTGCCAAGCAAGTGATTGATCGACAACAACATCCCACCCTATAATAGCGTGTGATCTAACATATAGTGTATTCGTTGTATCATCGTACCAATATACACCATATGGTGTAGTGTTAGCTGGATATGCATGTTGTATCGCTATTACATTATATTTCCATAATTGTTTAGTTGAAGTATTATACCAAAAAGTACCATTATTTAATCCATGAATGCTTGGTTTATTTCCTGTACCAGATGTACCAGATGAATTTAACACACGCTTAATAATTTGACCAATTTCTACATCTGTAAATCTATTATCAGAAAAGTGCCCATCATGATGTAATATATGAAATAATTGTAGTTTATCATCTATCAACAATTGTGGTTCATGTTTTTGTGCAAATTGTAATATTGGTAATGTTGCTATCCAATTAGCAACCCCAGCTTTAGTAATTGAATCATACGCAGTAGTATCACTAAATACATGAGTTAAATTATCGTTATTTTGTAACTTTAATAATATAGTATCAGTAACAGTTTGTTGCAAATCAATAATTGCTTCAATAGATATATTAGCAATGATTTCTGGAATAGTAGACAAAAACATTTCCTTTATCATCAATATATTATTTTCATATTGTTGTTGAGCGTATTTAATTAATGTAGGTGGTGTGATTATATTTTGATACATTGCAGATAAAAACATATCATAACATCCGTTATGTTCTTTTATAGTACCACCCAAACCAAAGTTAACTCTATCTAATAATTTATATTGGTTTTGTTGAGGGATAAAATCAAAAGAAACAGGATTGTTATTTATATCAAACACTGGTATATTTTGTGATTCAATAATAGTATTAAAGTGTTTATATAGATCAGTATATGAAATATTAGTTCTATTTTCATGTTGTGCATTATAGTACAACTGATCAGGAATTTCCCAAGCCCCAGCTGGATCACCAAGTGGTAGTGAAGTGGTATGAGAATTACCTACTGCATCTAAATAGGTTTCTCCGTCAGCCAATCTATATTCATTTACATACTTTGGTACATATTCTTCATTATTAGCACCTTTTTGCCAAATCGTGTGTAGTCCGTCTATATTATCAATAGATGTGTTATCGTAGTCTTTATAGCAATACATCTCTCCAGTTGTGCTATTCGACAATAATTGTTGAAATATATAGTTTCTACCTTTATTTAATACAGAGATTCTTTTATTAACTCTACTATCAACAGCATTTGTTGATTTCTCTTCATACTGAAATATACTATTAGCTTGATATGCAGTGGTTTTATCTACATTATAAATATCAAATAGCGGATATTGTGTGTGTTGTAATTTTACTTGTTCGTGTTTCTTGAATCGTACTAAACTTGTTCTAACCATTCCTGTTGGTGTATTTACCCATATTAATTCTCGACCAATATCTAATGAGCAAGGTACACCAGATCTCAATTGAATAATATCTCCAGTTTTTAATGTACTTAAAATTAATACAGTGTTTGAATATTCAGTATTAGTTTGAATTTCTTCATAGTTTCCATATTGTCGAATGCCATTTATGTATACTTGCAAATCATCTAATCCATACAAATAATTAAATGGGTTAGATGTTCCTATTGCATTTTTAGGAACATCATTATATGATGTATAAAGCACTTCTCCATTAAAATAAGTAGACACTCCATTAACTGTTGTAACATAAGTAATAGGGTCAATTGTAGTTGGGTTTATTAGTATATTATTAGTTAAGCTCAATCCAGATCTATTCCACTCTGTATCTAACCCTTCGTCGTACGCATCAACATCAAATCCATTAATTGACATTATTACAACATATCGTTGTTGTTTTAAATTTGGTATTTGATGGTTCACTGGGACAGCATCACTCGCCCCGCCCCATCTCCAATGAAAATAGAATCCCTTCCACGTATCTCCTAAACTTGTGGTAGTAAGTGGAACAATCACACCAATATTAACATTATACCCCAAGTACTCATTGCTGCTATATGGTACAGTGTTGTTCATACCAGGTGCTTCAATAATAACTGCATCATTAACATATATAATCGTGTATAAACCATTTGCAGACAATTCTGAATGTTGAGTAGTTTTAGCACCATTATTATCTATAGTATTAGCAACAGTAAACATATACCCGGTTATAAATAATGCAGTCACATCACCCGATACAACAAATACTACATCTCCAGTTGGGGTTCCTACGTATGTAGTATCTTTAGATATATTGACAATATTATATCTAACACTGCATTCATTAAGTGTAGGTTCAGTATCTACACTATCCCAAGAATCAAATGTATCTTTTCGGTATAGCCAATTTTGTTTAGTATAAGTCCACTCATTCAATTCTAAATTAGCATGATATTCAAGTATTGGCATTGTAGCTTGAATACCTATTGCTGTGTGTGGTAAGTCAGACTCGTGTACCCATTTATTCTCAAAGGCCCACTCACTTATAACATGTACATTATCTGTATCCCATTCGTTTGTACCTTGTGGAGCTTCAACTGGTATAACATGATGTGTATCATCATACCCGACAGTTTCCCAAATGCTTAATGGATCCCAATCTCCACTATTATCATCCCATAATGCTACATCAAATCCTACGTGTTTATTTCTAAGCTGCTGCTGCAACACAAAATATTGATTGATAGTATTCTTAATTGCTTGTAATTCAGAACTTAAAGCATTTGCGATTGTTCTATCACTAAGATACCTTTGTAATTCTAATAATTTAGAATTAACGGTATTAAATTGATTTTCAATTGTAATATATTGAGGAGTGGTTTTTCCTGTTGTATCATACCAATAATAATTATTATAATTAACTAATTTATCTATGTTAACAGGTGGTGCGTAATTAAATTGAAGTGCATTTCCCCAACTGGGCAAATGATCAATATTAACCCCAAGTTGTTCTAACTTATTTAATATATCATAATATGATGTAATATGATCAATTGTAGCAATTTTAGAATACAATAATGGTTGTAATTGCCATGCTTGTCTATGAGCATCAGTTTCTGTTATTCTATTGGTGTTCGGAATATTTGGTTTCTTTAATCCTATAGCATTATCAACATAAACGGTATCTGGTTTTGTCAATAACCTATTTTCAGCATTATTTAAAACAGATACATTAATATCTGTTTTAAATATGTCGGGAAATAATTCTTCAATTTGTATTCTGGGTTTGCGATAATCAAAATTATCCGTCATAGTGTACACTCACAAATTTAGCTATAATGTTATTTATTAAAAACAACACATTGCTAATTCACGAGTTGTTAACTTTGTCTAATATTAATATGATTTAATGATTGTACCACATCAATATCATCTATTGATATACTAGGTATTATAATTTCGTTTTCTTTAGTGTTAACTTGAAACAAATCACCAAATAAATTTTGTGAATATAATGGTACTAACACTGCAGTATCTATATTATAATTTAGGTCATAATGTATTTTTGCTGTCAATTCTGTAAAGTTAAAATTATATCCAAAATCCCACTCAGTAATATCAAAAAATGATTTAATAGAATCTACAACTGCTATTTTGATTTGATTTTCTGTCATTGTTGAATTTATTGACTTTACTAATACAAATTTAGCTTGTAGTTGAGGAATTGCGTGTTTACCGAATATTATTTTAAACACTCCTGGATGTAACACCAGTGTATCTGATATCATTTTATTTGTAGTTAGTTGTTGATAAGATGTTTTTAATTCTTGTGGTGTAGGTGGAGTTGGAACTTGCAATGAAGTACCATCTAACCATCTGCGCACGCTAAGATAATATCCACGAGTAATAATAAATGAGTCTATTATATTAGTGGTATTAGGATCAACTAAATAGTATCTGGGAGTTTTGTGTAACCATAAAAAGTTCAAACCATACCTACCTGGTAATCTTTTGTAATTAATATGTGTTACATCAGCTAACCAGTTATTTATTACATCAACATTTCCTTCAATTGCACTCCATGTTGAATTAATTGATGCTCTATAAAAATACACATAATCTTTTACAATAATAGTAACACTTGTGTTTAAGTGCATATCAGTAATTGATACACTATTTGCTAAAACACTACCGTTTGTGGTGTACGTTATGATATTATCATGATTTCCAGTAATTATAAGATCGTCAATATGAAAGTAGTAATCATACAACAACACCTTAGTTGTAGATATCGTTATTATGTTGTTAATCATTTCTGATAGTACTACGTTATCAGGCAGTCCATCATGATTTACATCAGGAGTGACAACGTGTAACTTCCGCTCATCAGAAATACCATTAAGCTGAATATTACTATCAAACACAGGTTGACCAACAACAAGTAGTTCTAAATTTGCACTTAGTATATTTGTATCACCAATAATTCGTTTATTACCTGTATTAGCTTTTAATAATGATATTGTATCATATTGTGTATTTAATGTTTCGTAATTTATTACTTTTATATCATTATTGTACCAAAACTTAGTAGTAGGGCTTTCAATTTGTATAGTTGTTGTTTTATACTTTACAAACCATTGAGTGTACGCTCCAATTATTGTACGATCAATTAATATATCCCAATCAGCATCTGTATCAGAATCAGCAACAAATCTTGGAGTCCATGTTCCTGTATTTCCAACCGTAATATATTTTAATCCAACTGGAAATTGAGGATTAGGTGGATTAGGGATATCCCCGCGATACATTTCGCCCATATAATTGTAGATAATAGATTGTTTTTCAGCTTCTGTAAAGTATCGACGACTTGAGTTTATGTATTGGTTTATAGTTCTGTTTATATATGTAACAACATCCGATAATAGTGGTTCAACATAATTATTAATCACAGTAACTGCTGCAATATTATTAGGTATAGTTAGTAATTGTTGTACAGAATCAACATAGTATAAAGATAGATCATCTCCGAATATTTTAACATTTGTGTATGTTGAGCTTGCATCATACCAATGCATATATTGCGATTCACCAGCAAAACTTCTATTCACTGATTTTAATTTTAAAATTGTTTGATCTTGTAGCATAAATGAATTATAATCTGCACCATTAACCATTCTATCTTGAGAATAATACACAGATGGTGCCATTTTGCGAATATGTTCAATATCTTCAGAAGGAGCAGCATTTTGTATTGGTGATATTAACGAATAAGAGAACAATAATGTTTGTACATTATTGTTATTGTCTATATACGAGAAGTTTGATTCATAGTTTAATATTGCAGTGGGAGATATTGTGAGATCACTATTTGCAGATGTTCTATACCAAATATCAAAGTCACCACTTGGAGTAGATGCAAACTCACCATCTCCAAATATTACTCTAATATTATCATTTTGTAATGTTTCAATCTCAAATTTATTACGGGTGCTAGTAGTATTAAATATTACATTATGTGCATATGCAACATCCACCTCTTCCCACTCACCAGATCTAATGAGTCTAGTAGATCTATCATCAAGAATAATTCTCGTATTAGCGTCAACATTATTAACCCACACATCTGTATCATTAATATTATCAACTAAAATATCATAAGTTTGATTTGGAGTCACGCCATCAAATCTCGTTTGTTGTTTTTGTAGTTGTCCTTGTTTAGTTAAAATGAAAAAACCAGTTGTGTTTGAACTATCACTTAACCCATCCGCTCCATATAATATATTAAATACTGCATTAACTTCAGGTCTATGTTCATATGGACCATTCTCTCCAAGAGCTGATGATACGAGTTCCATAGGTACTGTAGTTCCATTAACAACTGTAGTATATTTAATAACTCCGTTTGTCAATGGAATATTTTTTAATGCATACAATTCAAATAGTTGATCTTGTACTTGAACACGATCACTTGGCATAACGGTACCAAAACTTTGTTTTAGTGCTCTATTTAGTACTAAAATAAATTGCTCCTTCCAATCAGCATTATTGATATCGTTCCATTTTATTCTGGTATTACTAAGATCATTTCCATTAGAGTCAATTACAGATTCAGTAGTTGTTACTGATACAAGTTTAACTAGTCCTCTACCTGGTATGTTACGAGATGGTGCGTATGATATTAATTTAGCGAGTCTTAAAACAGAATCTTTGCGCTGAGCTGTTGATATAAAGTTTTCGTGAGCAACAACATCAAGTCTATATGCATACAATTCAGAGATATATGCAAAAGCTTCAATCATCATAATAAATTCATCACTCTCAATGTAATTATTATATTCTTGATGATATAGTTTAAAATAATCTATTAATGATTGCTTAACAGAATTATAATCGAACGCAGCAAAGTTAATACTTTGGAACGCTTTATATGTTTGTTCCCAACCTTCTGCTCGTGATATTTGTCTACTCATTTATATTCTCAAGTTTTAATAATTATTGTACAAAGTCAATATTGAAATTCATACCTTTAGTAACATTTAGCTCAACGTACTGTAACACTAATGATATAGTTATGCTATTTTTATCATAATCAGGAGTAATATTTAATGTTGTTAGCCTTACTCTTGGATCAAATGATACTACAGTTGTAATATCTATTCTAATTGCTTCAATTGTTTCATCATCAAGAGGCTCAAACACTAAATTTGGTATATTAGTACCAAATTTAGGCATCATTACTCTACTACCTTTTTTTGTAAATATATGGTTTAGTATATTTCGCTCTACAAGCTTAACATCAGTTAATAATAGTGTATTACTACCAGTTATTGTTAGTTTTGGCGATTCAGGCAAAGGAGAACTATATCCCATATCATTAGTAGATGGGAATAGTCCAGATCTTGAAATTCCTTTTGAAAAATCAAGTGATGAAAATCCTGTATATAATGCCATATTATTCCTTTTTGTTTTTAATATTTATGGTATTATTGTAAGTTTGTAATTACCTGGTCCAAAACTTACCTCTGATTTTATTTTCAGTACCAATCTTACTACTATCATATGGATACTTAGGATTATGCGTGTATCCATGTTCAGTACCTACTCTCGCCCATGGTTCGTGACTAGGTACGCGATTAGATAATAAAGCTGGTGCGGCATTAGCATGCAACGCTAAGTCTGCAGGAGCGGCATCAGGTCCATTAAGATCTATCCTACCTGCAGTTTGTTTAATAGCTCCTCCACCATTTAAATTTAACCCTTCGGCAGATATTTTTGTTGCTGCTGTAGATAGTATATTAAGTATATTATTTGCAGTAATACTTGTATCAGTACCAGATAATAAATTAATAGTACTACCTGCTTCACCGAATATTCCAATTATTGATTGCATTCGTAAATTTGTACCAGATAATATATGCAATTCTGTACCACTGGTAATTCTTACATCATTACCAGCGACTGCATGAATTGCAGTTCCAGCTGTTAATCTAATAGATCTATCTGCTGTTAAATTTATATTCCTTGCAGATCTGATTGAGATATTTTGTTCTGCAAACATATCAATAGTACCATCTTGGTCAAACTCTATCCAATTAGATCCCTCTGCTGTTGATATATAAATTCTTTCATTTGTGTCATCCATAATAATTTGATGACCCGAAGTGGTTCTTATTTTTAATCTACAATTATCAATACTATCATCCATTGATATGGCGTGAAAACCTGGGGATACCCAACTATAAACTTGAGGATCAAAATTCTTCTTAGGGGCATTTGGTACTACGTATTCAGGATTTACTCGAGATTCTTTATATCCATGTTTTATATCTGGTTTTTTTGAAACCATTTGATTAGTATCAACTATTTCTTGTGATAGTCCAGTTACTGAAGCGTCAGTTGCTCTAGAGTTCCATTCAAAACTATCAGTTTTTCCACCAAATGCAGTTCTTAAGTTTTTATATAATGGTTGAATTGGTTCTTCTGTTGATGACACTGGCCCATCAATCCCCTTTTCCCCTATAAATCGACCGTGTGGCATAGTATGCTCAGTTGACATCACGTGCATACATCCAAGCCATATTCTATTTGCTGCATCACCATCAAGACATGTAACTACTGCAATTGCACCAACTTTAGGAATTCCCCACATACCATATGCAACTGGTCCTTTAGTTGTATTTTTATCACCAGATCCTCTACTCATTGTAGTATCAGAAGACACAATTCCTCCAAATGGTGTAACTTGACAACACCAAGGAATATCCTCTATGGGAGTATTTACAATATCTCCAAGGGAATTAGAATATACTCGTATTCGCCCTCTACCTTGTGGATCATTTGTATCTACAACTATCCCAGTTGTTATTGTACTGGTATCATTACCAAGTGCATTAAACATATTAATTCATCTCCTTAAACCAAGTAGTATAATCTCCAGGAAAATTCTTTGGTGTGTATATGTACTGTATGTCTGCTTTTATAAAGAATTGAATATAGTACAATTCACTGTATTCTATAATAGTATGTTGATGTATAAAATGTGGACCACTTGGATATAATATTAAAGTACCTCGTTGTGGATTGAATCCAAATTGATGTTGGGGAAATTCTAACTTTCCACCATATACTTCAAATGCACTGTCAAATGGCGATTCGTCATTGTAATCTGATAATGCAATATATCCAGATATATCCCTTGGAAATATTTGTACCCATTTTCCATTCATGTGTTTGCTACTATCACTTTGAGGTGGGTTAGTAGCACCTTCGTGTAGTTTATATAGAGCCGGAGGTGTTAAATCTAATAAATTAATATCATAATGTGATGAAACCTCATGAATTATATCATTAACTTTTTCAGTTATTAATGAAGTTAAGTCAACTTTTGGTTGTAACAAATATAATCCATCATCTTCATTTATTATTTGATGATTAGTAATCAAATCATTGCACATTAATGGTGATATGAAATTTGGAATAATATAAAACGGACTTTTAGTGTCACTCATATAGTTAACTCTGTAAACGTTCACATATAGCTATAGTATCAAGTTTAGTCATTGATAGTATATCACGAAAAGACACATTTGGATATTTTAACATCACTTCTAATATCTCTCTCGTTTCATTTTCTTGTTCTTTACTATTATCAACTACCGTTTCTGATTCTAGAGCAATAGTTTCATTTAATATATTATGTACCAACTGAATACCATTTTCAGATATAGATGGATCAATAACAAGATCGCTTTTTGATAGTAAATTCATACCGATTAAGAATTTATATTCCATATGTGTTCTATCATTTAGATTAACCGCAACATCTGAAGTTAGATGTCCATTTATTTTTACATTAAATAATACTGTTGGCCTGTATTCTATACCACCATCTGCAGTTTGTACAGATACCATACTATCAACTTTCATAGTATAATTGCGTTCATTGTATGTAAATTTAACTTTTTGTGACTCAGGATCAACATCACTTTTTGTAATGTGAATGTCAGATACACCTAAACTGCAACAATCCGCCCCAGTATCTATTTTACTTTCAATTGGTTCATTTTGATTAATCCCCATAATAGTCGCATCAACATGTATACCCATTGCATTATATTGCCCGTGTTCTTCACTTTCTTGTAATGTAATAACATCAACCGGTGTGTATCTATTATTTACTCGTTCTAATACAACAACATGTGAATTATCATTACATTCATATACAATAAATGGGGGAGAATGAATACCTTTTAATATATCTATAATATTTGGATTATATTCATATATTAGCTTATAATGATTGTCTTCATCTTGTAATGTTGTTGGTAGGGTTTCATTATTTTCAGTTAGTGCTGCATTAATTGATAATATTAAGAAATCTTTAGTTGTCATGTTTGTACCTATGTAGTATTATATTGATATATTTATAATATTCTTGCACTTGTGAATAAATACATAATAGAATATATTTGCAATATCAATTGTTGTATAAATAAACAATATAATGTACTGAGAGGATAGCGTACAATGAAATTTTCAGAATTTTTAAAAGAAAACGGTGGTGCCACATTTGCAGGTGATGTTGGTGGTACAAGAGGTTCACTGTTTAGTGGAACTATATCCAGAACTAAATTTCCAAAAACTCCTGTGACAGTTATTAAATATAAAAAGTTAGCTAATTGGAATGGGATGAAAAAGATACACGAATCAAGTGGTTCAGGTGCTTTTAGTTCTATTGATGTGATATCTAAGTTAAACGCTGCTCAAAAGCACAATGATATGCAAAAAGATGCCGTTGTTTATGGAATTGAAGGAGAACATGGTGAAGTTACTAAGGTTTATATTGCTCGCGATCAAGATGAAGAGTTTAAGCACGCATTAGATGATTGTTTAAAAGATGCAGATGATAAAAAAGATGTAGCTGAAATATTATTTAATTTACGTAACACATTTAATATACTGCATGTTGAATGGCCTCCTATGCCAGAAGATGAAGAAGTTAATACTAAACTTGATTCTAAAGAAGGCGAAGAAGCTAATATAGAAGGTGAACTACCTCCTGGAGCAGACGATAAAGCTGGCGAAGCTGAAGGTGAGTTACCTCCTGCAGAAGAAGCTCCAACTAGCAATGCAGGTGACGAGCAAAGCATATTGTTTAAAGTTATTGATATGTTAAAAGCAGATGCAGAAGCTAAACAGGCTGAAGCAAACGCTAGAGCAAAAGAAGCAGAAGCTAAAGAAGCGGGATTTGCTGCAAAAATAGCTAATAAAAAGGTTCAATCAGAAGAAGAAATGGCAAATGCTGATAATTATTTTAAACAACAAAAAGAAAGTAAAAAGGCAGCAGAGCAACTTTCTAGATTAGCTAGGTATAGACAAGAAGTATCTCGCAATAATGATAGCAACCCCGGAGTGTACTCACATGATTCTTAAGGAATTACTAAATTTTAATAAAACTGTAGTAGAAGATGCTACCCAAGAGGTTGCAGCATTACAAGCACAATTGGCTATATTAAATGTTAAGCGAGTTAATGCAACTAAAGCGATTGATAATCAAATTAGAATGATTCAACAACAAATAGCAGTTAAAACAAAACAAACAGCTAATCAACCACAACCAGCAGCTCAACCAGGTGTAATACAAAATACCCACATATAATGGTATATAATCACACTCCTGTCAACTTGTCAGAGCTTGAATCAAAGCAAATTAAAAAACTTAGATGGTATATAACACCGTCTGGTGATCACTATCCATCAATTACTTCAATTCTTGGATATGGTCCAAAACCATGGCTTGATGATTGGAGACAAAGCTTAGGAGCATCAAAAGCTGATATTGAAACAAAAAGATGTGCTGATAGAGGGACAGCAGTTCATGAAATATGTGAAAAAGTATTAAATAATCATCCAAATCCAACATTAGGGCATGAGCATGAGCATATCTTATTGTTTAATAAGATAAAGTTAGCACTACCAAAGATAAACAACATATTAGCACAAGAGATTGCATTATATAGTGATACACTAGGTATTGCAGGTAGAGTTGATTGTATTGCAGAATACAAAGGAATACCATCAATAATTGATTTTAAAACATCTAATAATTTGAAAACTGATGAAATGATTCAAGATTATTATATGCAAGAAACTTTTTACGCTCTTGCATTTTACGAACTTACTGGCATAGAAATAACTCAAATAGTAACAATTATTGCAGTTGAAAAGGGTATGCTTCCTCAAATTATGATTAAGTCTATATACCCATATATTGTACCTCTATCTAAAAAAATAAAGTTGTTTTATGATAACTACAATTAATAAACAGCATGACCTGCAGGTTTTTTAAGTTCTTCTTGAATTCGTTGTTCTAAAAATGACGCGATCATTTTCCGTTCTGGTACAGATATTTGCATAATTGTATGATATTGCATACTACCCCTCATAAAATAAGTTAACTCTATAACCTGTTGTATTATGCCTTCTGTCTCACTACCTAGTTGTGTTATGTACTCTTGTATTCTTTCTGATGATTCGTGTTTCAATAATCTAAAAAAAAAGTTAGAGGATTTAATGGAATCTCTACTGTCATAATTTGTTGACAGTCTATACAAGTAATTGTATGATTTGAATCTGGTCCCCAATTATTCCCAACATCAAGTGCATTTGATATTTTTTTAAACCAAGGCGCTGGTATTTTTGCAGCCCATGCTTTAATTTTATCCTTATCTGTTGTACCATCAACTGCATGAATAATGTTTATGGTAGATTCAACTAATTTTTGTTGAATTTCATATAATGGTGTATTACTAAAATCTTTAGAATTTTGCATTATTGTGACGATATCTTTAAATCTGATTGGACGAAGTTCAACTAATTGTCCGTTTTCTAATATAACTGAATATAATGCTGTTATTGTAGTTGGATCAATACTGCGAGTACTATTAATTACTTCGGTGATATCAATACTATATTTGTGATCTTTAGCATCTTTACACGTGTGCTTATATATAACATCAATCATTGGACCATATGTGATTCGTCTTAAAATCAATAATAATTGATCAACATCTTTTCCAAATAATTCTGCTGGTTTTAATATTTGAGGAATACATCTTGTAAATACATCTGTAATAGATGTACCGTTGATAATATTATCAATATTGCGCATGGCGATCTCATCAAACGCACTCATCGGATATACCATGACTTCACCATTTTGTACAGTATCATCAAGTTCACCATTATCGTAAAATAGTCCCAATGACGGTAGTCTTACGATTTCTCCAGGTATTTTGATATTATCAATTAATGAGTTTTCTGACATGTTATAATTCCAGTTGTGTTGATGTTATCTTATTTATATGTTTAATTATTTGGGGGAATACCCAAATAGTTGTTGATGTTTGTAGTATTTTATTGTATAATATGTACAACAACTTAGGAGATAATCAAAATGACTATTTTATTAACAATCGTATTACAATTATTTTTTGTTGGATTTATATCTACAATTAATGCAAAATCTCAAAAAACTAAAAGATATAATATGATAATGATGTGGACATTCACCCTTATCACTATTATACCGACATATCAACTATCATGCTATCTTATATCTTGTCCATGGATTGGAGATGGTATTATAAGAGTAGGAGCTGCTGATGCTTACGATGCTATAGTTAGAAATATATGCTTACCATTGTTGCCTTTAACGTTTATGCTTATATATTGGATATTCTTATGTGATATTGGTACAAAAACAAATCATATTAGTTTAACCTTATTGTATTTTGCATTTGTAGTAACAGTATTATTATGGGATTCTCAAATAATTCGTTCAATATTTGGTTGAATGTAAACAAACATAAATATAAGTAATTAACCTTATTATGGTAATGCTTATATGGCTTCTGCAATTGATCAAAACTTATTAGAACTTCAACGTATTATACAACAAATAGCCAGAACCGGTGGAGGATTCTCTCACTCTCTTGGTGATTTAAATACAGCTGCTGCAAATTCGTCCGCCGCTCAAAATGCCGCTTCAGCGTCTGTTCGCAAAGCAGGCAAAGATTCTGCAAGTGACATTAACGCATTAAATAAAAAGCTAAGATTAGCAGGTAAGTCATTTAATGATTTACATGGTGCTGTTTCTGGTATGATAACTGGTGCTCAGGCAACTGGCAAACTCAATTCTTCATTTATTAAAGATATCTCAACATCATATCAGCATGCTAAACAAATGCTTGACGATCAAGTTTCAAAAACATACACTACTTGGAGCGAACTTGACAAGGTATACCCAGCTGCTCTAAAATCTCAAATTGCCGCAGTTTCTAAAGTAACACTTGATATTAAAAACTATGCTGATGTATTAAAGGTAGACGATTACATAAACGCACAGCAGGCTTTTATATCTAAATTTAAAGATAACAACAATAAAATGGGGAGTGAACAACTTAATTTGTTGGCAAACGTACACACATTAAGTAAAGAACTAGGTGACCCTGATTATTTTAAAGCATTTGCAAAAAATAAAACTCAAGCTAAGTTATTTAATACTGCGCTTAGTAAGCACTCTAAAGGTTTGGAACTATCTGCAGCACAAGTCAAAGTTGTTAATGAATATTTTAAAGGAATTCCTCAAAAAGGTATAACAAAGGCACTTAAGGGTTCAGAGGAAAAATTAAAAGGGTTTGTTCAAGGGATTAACGGTACAACTAAAGCTACTAAAGAAGTTGGTGGTTCGTTGAAGCATGTTATGTTGGATCAACTTGAAAAATCATTTGGTGAAACTGGATCAACTATTAGAAATGCAATATCTGGTGGTATGACACCAGAGTCGTTTGGTACAGTACGAGCTGCAATCGGTGGTGCATTATTAACAGGAGTTGTAAATGCTGTAATATCAGGGCTAAGTAAGATAAGTCCAATGATGGTTAGCGAAGCTGAAGAATGGATGAGATCAGGGACAGAGTTACATGATGGAGCTCTACGAGATATAGGAATATCACAAGATGCATATCTTAAAATCTCCGCTAATAGTAAGATGTTATATCGTAGTATGACAGAAGGGCAAGATGGTCTTGATAAAGTAATGGCTGATAATGCTACTAATTTTGCAAAGGTGTTAGGTGGTAGTCAGGAGGCTGGAGCTGAAATGGCGGCGAATGTTGCTGCTGTTAATAGGGTTGCTGGTGGTAGTTCCCAAGGACTTGAAGAGTTTAGTAAAAGTGTAGGTGATGCTGCTAAGTGGTCTAAAACACTAGGTGAATCAACAGGATGGACAGCTGATGCAGGGTTAAAGCTGTACACAACACTATTAAGTGATACAGCAATCAGTGGTAAGCTTAATCTATTGAAAAATAAAGAACGACTTGCGATGCAGTCGTCTATAATAAAACAAATGGCGTTCGCTGCAACTCTTGGAATGGGTGAGGAGGCAGTGAAGACGTTTGTTGAGGCGACAACTACTGCAGGAACTGGTGGATTAACAGAAAGTGTTAATACTCGTGCTATATTGGGGTTAACGACCAGCTTGTTAAATGATTGGGATGATTCTGTGAAGGATATATCAGATGCTGAATTGGTACGCGGGCAAGAATTATTTGATCTTGGAGAGAATCGAAACGCTAAACAAAATGCTGAGTTTGGGCAGTTTCTTCTGGGGTTGGGAGGTAAGTATGCCGCTACCATTAGTACTGCGAATGCAGAAATAACCAAAAAACAGGCTGCAAGTGAAGATACAACAAAGAGTGATAGTGAGAGGGCATCACTTAGAGTAGCAGTAAGCGATTTTACTGCTCATAAAAAGCAAATGGTAGAGAGCTTCGATAAAGTACGGAATATGCCTGAGTATGATGCTGCTGTAAAAACAGGAATAAATACTGCGATAAACACCACTGCAGTAAGGGAGGCGAATCAGAATAAACCTAATCTAAATGGAAAAGAGGCTACTCCAGAAAATTTAGCGATTGCTCAAGCTCTTAAAGAAAGACAAAGTGCAGAAGCTGCACTTAACCATGAGGTGCACGATTTATCACTTGAATACGGTAAAGCTATAGTTGAGTTGCGAAACTTTTACACGGCACTGAGCGGATCACAACAGGGTTCTATACTGGCAACGACGGGTAGTGCTGTTGCTAGTACTATTGGCGGGGTTGTGAATACTGCAGTAACAGTAGCAGCCGCTAAAACATTTGCACCAACAATGTTTGAAGGAGTCACTGCGTGGGTTACCAAAATGGGAGCAAAGGTATTACCGTCGTTAATGGCTGGTGCAGAAGTAGCAATCCCTATAGCAGAAACAACTGCTGTGACAGCTGAGTTAGGGGTTGCTGGAACTGCACTAGCGGGATTAGGTACAGCGCTAACTGGCATAGCTACAGTTCTAGCTTTACCAGAGGTCGCTCTCGCTGCAGGGGTGGGTGTAGCAGGGTATAGTGCATATAAGTATTTGAATAAAGATACATCTAATACCACTCCAAGTCCAGATGACCTACAGCCTTC